TGAAGCCTTAAAGAAAAAGTGGACAGAGGAAGAGGACAACATCCTATTGGAGCTTGCAAAGGAGGGCTTAAACGCCCAGCAAATTTATGATTCAAGCAAGCTTCCTAACAGGACAGTCAGAGCCATTGAGTGGAGATTAGCAAGTCTTGGAGCCTCTGATATTTGTACAAATAAAAAATTTTCAATCGGTACAAAAATCAGCGAGGCTGAAATTGTCGGGTTAGAAACTATTGTTAAACGCTACTTGGACGCTTTCAACAAGATCTGTGATTTGGAAGAGTATGACAAGCTGGATTTGGAGCGTTTCCGCATAATCTTCATGGCTGCGTGGAAGTACAGGGAGCTTTTCCGTGAGTACCAGGAGATGGAGAAGGTTGAGGCGCGTATTGAGGAATTGGAGAGAAAGATGGCAGAGATACAGACGAAGCAGAGAGGATCTGAAGTTTCTCCAGCGCCTTGAGCCTATTGACTCCTTCGCGCGTGACTTGGAAAGGCAAGAAGAAATCGAAATAAAAGGTCCTGTTGACTACGCCAAGAAAATTCTAGGTATCAAGCCTTTTCCCTATCAGGCTGAGCTTCTTGAAGATCCGAAGAAGCGTATTGTAGCGTGCATGGGGCGTCAGTCGGGAAAAACAACGACCATAGCCATGAAAGCCATCATCTTTGCGGATACAAACCCAAAAGTTACCGTGCTGATAACAAGCCCAAGCCTCCGCCAAAGCATGATAATGTTCGACCGCATAGCAACCTTTGTGTACTCTGCAGCACGGTTGAGAAATAAAATCGTGAGGGCCACAAGAACCCTAATTCATTTCGAGAATGGCAGCCGCATAATCGCTTTGCCATGCTCCGAAAATCTCCTCCGTGGCTATACTGCCCAGATGGTGATCTGCGATGAAGCAAGCTTCATGCCTGAGGAAGTCATTACGCAGGTTATCTTTCCAATGCTTTCGACAACGGATGGCTACGCGATTTTTCTCAGCACCCCATGGGGTAAAGACCACTTCTTTTACCGAGCCTTCGTTAACCCAGCCTACAGCGTACACAAAGTCAAGTCCGAACAATGTCCATTAATCAAAAAAGAGTTTCTCGAAGAAATGAAAGCCAACATGACTCGTGAAGCCTACCTGATGGAGTATGAAGCCGAGTTTGTCGAGGCCCTAAACAGTTACTTCAGCCAAGCCTTAATCCGCAGCTGCGTGGAATTGGCCCAAAGGCTCAGCGTGGAACTCTACACAAACCTCGAAACCTCCTTTCCAACTGCAGATTATTATTGCGGAGTCGATTTTGGGAAACTGCAAGATTATAGCGTTATCACGGTTTTGAGGCGTGAAGGCAATGTCTTAAAGCTTGTTTACATGTATCAGTTTCCGCTTGAAACACCTTACACCAACGTCATTGGCCACCTGGTTAGGGCTTATCAAAAGTTTCATTTCCGAAGAGTGCTTGTGGACCAGACAGGCTTAGGCGAGCCTGTGCTTGAGGAGATCCGCAACCAAGGCATACGCTACGCTCAAGGCTTAAAGTTCACGGTTCAGACAAAAGAGGACCTATTGACGACACTGAAAATTGCAATGGAACAGAACCGACTGGCAATACCGTATCATAGACAGTTATGCGAGCAAATCAACGAGCAACAATACGCCTACAGCAAAAGCGGACACCTACAGTTCAGCCATCCCGAAAACAGCCACGATGACATGTTGTGGTCCCTCGCATTAGGAGTTTACACAGGCACGCAGGCGCCTCCGCCAGGAAAAGGCGCGATTATGCCTTAGTCAACTTGATTCAAAGTGATGAAAGATGAGTTTTGTTGCTGAAAAAATTCGAAAAGGGTTCAAAAACATAAAAGAAGCCGCGAGCAAGTTTGTGGCTCAAAGAAAAGTCCCGCCAGAAATAAGCAGACGTCAGATTGAAGAGGAAATTCCCGTAAGCTGGAAAGCTGACAATATGCTGTGGGGCTATGTTACACGCTACATGCTTAAAGGCTCTGGCGCAGGCTTTGTTACACCCCCATATACAGCTGTATGGGAACGTCTCTGGGGCGCAGTTCCAATCGAGGACCTGCCCAAGTACAAGGATTTGTATGCGTTTACGCCTTATATTAAGGCAAGTATCGACGTTACGGTTAATTTGGCGATAAGCAACGGCTTCGAACTTGATGGTGGCGATGATGCTGTTCGTGAATGGCTTACAGATTGGCTTGATGAACACAACATTTTGCAGACGCTACGTATCGTTGCGACGGACATGCTTGTGTTCGGTAGTGCATACTTGGAGCTTTGCAGAGATGAAGACACAGGTAAAATTGTATGGCTCAAACCCCTTGACCCCGTACACCTTCGCGTACGTAGATCTGCCATGGGAGACGTATACGGATATATACAACTTTTAACGTTTCCGCCTGTTGTTTTTGAGGCTAATGATATTGCTCATTTCCGTTGGGGAGCTAAGTCATGGTGGTATGAATTTTCGTATGGTACAAGTCTGCTCAGACCATTACTAAAAATTCAGGCATTACTGGATCAGCTGGAAGATGACATGGGAATAATCTGTCACGTCTACGCGAAGCCAATGCTTTTGGTTAAGGGCGGCACACCTCAAAATCCCTTTAGTGACCAGCAACTTGCTGAGTTAATGGAGGCTTTTAGTACACGCAGAGCTGGAACTGATGTTTTTATTCGTGGCGACGTGTCTGCTGATGTGATTCCCAGCATGACAAAAGATGTTAATGTGCAATTTTGGCTTGACTACTTGTATAAGCAACGCGAAGCCGTCCTAGGCGTTCCGAAAATATTTTTAGGAGAAAGTCAAGGAACAAATCGTGCCACAGCCGAAGTCGTTATGCAAGAATACGTCACACGTTTGAGAATGATGCAGGAACTGCTCGGAGATAAACTTGAAACAGACTTGTTTAAGCAGCTCATCGAAAACGAGTTTGGAGAAGGCGTAGAGATTCCACATGTTAAGTGGAAGCCTATTTGGGAAGCATCATTAGAGGACAAGGCTAAGTATTTGGGTGATTTGGTGGAGAAAGGCATCATCCTGCCCAGAGAGGCTCGTATGCAATTGGGCTTTCCCGAAGAATATCCAGAAGGGGAGCCCATACCAAGTATGCCAACCCCTACAAAAAAGAAAGAGTTGAAACCTGAAGACATCGCAGAGGCTGTTGTTGAAAAGATGCAGAGAGGCGAATAATATGCCTCGAATAACTTGCAGGGTCGCTTCTGGACATAAACCGCCGTGTAATTGGGTTAAAGATGGTTATTGCGGTTCGGATGGAAAATTGTGTAAGATACTAACGTTTACGGAGGATTAACATGCCTGGATTGGATGAAGGCACAACTGTCTGGCGCATGCGTATCAAAGACCCTGATAGATTCGACAAGTTCAGGGTTAACGAAATCACGGAAGGCGTGAAAATAACGCTTGGAAGAGTCAAGGGCACACACCGTTGGATAATTCAGAATTACATGTTTGACAAGCAACGCTTCAAAACGCGTGAGCAAGTTAATAACTGGTATGAAAAGCACGTAAAAAGTGAAATCCATACAGCTATGGATTTCAACGTATGGAATGAATACCGTAAAATGGCTCTTCAGGCTTACCTTGAAATATCACACGTTTCATAGTCATGGTGAGAAAAATGAGTTTTCAAGCAGCAGAATGGACAACAAAATACATAAATGACTTACCAGATTCGGCGTTTGCCTACATTGTTAAAAGTGAAAAGGATAGCGAAGGTAAGACGGTTCCAAGAACGAATAGAAATCTACCGCACCATAAGCCTGACGGAAGTATCGATAGAGCACATTTAGTCAATGGCATGGCTCGTGTGACGCACACGAATCTATCGAAGGAGCAGCAGAAAGAAGCGCATGACCATTTGCTGAGGCATTATAAGGAGTTAGGTATGGCTCATCCTCCATGCTCAGTGCCAGGCTGCAATGGCTACTATCCGCAAGAGAAGAAGAGTATGCTTGAGGATTGGCAAATGTTCCGCGCTTGGAAAGAAGCTTTGTTCAAGGCTCGTGGAAAACGGATTCCAACTGTTTAAAGTGATTTTGAATGGTCA